TGGATATATTCCTTATAAAATAACAAATAATAACATAACTTATGAATTATCTTATGAATACAAAAGATATTGTCCTGTAACAAAAAAACACATAAAAGAAAATAAATATGAATTTCCAATTGAAGATATTCTAATAAGTTCTCATTTAATATGTAAACTATTGGAAATAGAACGAGGACATTGTGATAATTACAATCCTTCTTATACATATAGCTGGAATGATAATAAATTTGAAGTTGGTATATGCGGAAACGATTTATGTAAAATGTATGATTCATGTAAAAATATTCAATCATTGTTAAAAAATAAAATAAATTGTGAAACAGATGATAATTTTGAAAATATAAAAATAGATATATATAAAAGTTTTATTAATGAAGAAGGAAACTGGGACACGATAATAATACCAATACCATTGCCAGACAAACAACAGAATAAAAAAGACAGAATAGAATATATATTAAATTATATAAAGACTATTTAATATATTATATAGTAATGTATAACTTATCAGAATTTGATGGATGGTCTACACGATTTTTGTCTTTTATTGGGATGTCAGAGAGTCGTTTTTATGAACTTGAAATGAAGTATTTGCCTGGAGATGAAATGGACAAATTATATATTGAAAGTTATCTTAATGCCTTACCAGATGATATTGAATCTTTAAATATCAGTGACCATGGTTTTAAATATATACCTGATTTATCTAGATTTACAAAATTAGAAATATTGTATTGTAATGATAATCAATTAACTTCATTACCAACTTTACCGGAAAATCTAAAAGAATTATGTTGTAGTAATAATCAATTAACTTCTTTACCTGCTTTACCACAAAATCTAGAAACATTAAATTGTAATAATAATTCATTAAATTCTTTACCTATTTTACCGGAAAATCTAGAAACATTATATTGTTATAAAAATCAATTAACTTCATTACCTGCTTTACCCAAAAATCTGGAAGATTTAATGTGTAGTAATAATCAATTAACTTCTTTGCCAAATTTACCGCAAAATCTAAAATTTTTAATGTGTAATAATAATCAATTAACTTCTTTGCCAGATTTACCACAAAACCTAAAATCATTGTGTTGTAATAATAATCAATTAACTTTACCTGTTTTACCGAAAAATCTGGATCATTTAGATTGTGATGATAATCAATTAAATTCTTTACTTGTTTCCCCCGAGGATTTTGAAAAATTTAGACAAAAATTTACACAACCTAATTTTGGAAAAGTATGTACTTTTACATTACGAAAAAATGCGGATTTACTTCCCGATAAATCAATAAACTTTGTTTTTCCACCCATAGCTTCCTTTTGTTCATCTACTCCTATATTGAGTTGTAATAATAACCAATTAACTTCTTTACCTGCTTTACCAGAAAATATGGAACATGTAAAGGTATAAATTGTAATATAATTATGGAAAACTAGAGTTAGTATTTATAAAAACCATTTAAAAATATATCACAATAAATATAAAAGTAAGAATGTTTAAAATTATTAAATTAAAAGATTTTGGTTATCTGGGTGAAGGTGACGATATATTTGGTAGTAATTATTATGAAAGTGAAGAATTTAAAAAAAATATATTAGCAAGTGAAAATTTTGAAAGAACATTAGCAGGTATAGGTTTAACCAACGTTTTAGATTTAGAAAAGCGTTCTAGTTGAACACATAAATCAAAATTTGATATATATTTTAATATGCAGATGTAAGTATTGAAATTTATGGAAAAAAATAATATTTTAACTTATAAAGATGATATTAAATATGCGTCTTTTAGTTTGTTAAAATATGAAAAAGGAGATTTTTTCTTAAATCATCATGATTCAAATCTGACTAATAAAATAGACGGAGTCCACGAATATACTTGTTTAATATTTTGTCCCTATGGAGAAGATTACGAGACATTAGAAGGAGGAGAACTAATATTAAAACATCCTGATGGGCTTTATGAAATAAAGTTTGACCCAGCAGTAGAAACAAGACATGGACATTTTGTAATGGTGATATTTTCAATAGATATGTATCACGAGGTATTACCTATAATTAAAGGAACAAGATATGTTTATAAACAACCTTTATTTGTTAGGACTAAAACTGAAACTATCAAGTACAATTTAGATGATCCTGAAATATTAATGGATTGTTCCCATGGTTATAATTGGTCAGGAGATTATTAAATTTACACGCTCTTCCCTTCGGGAGGGCAAACCTTTTTGATTTTTTTGGCATTAACCGTGCAATTTTCACAAGTTATGAAATCTTCAAGGGTATAAATATAAAATTATTTATACATTAACTCTGTTCTAATAACATATTTAACACCATTAATTAATTTTGGAACTTCATGTAAAATATTTTGATCCATTAAACAAATTAATCCTATTTTTGGAATTATTGAAATTTCATTTTCATTATCATTATCAAATAAAAATTTGGTATTTCCACCTTCATAATCATCATTAAGATAAATAAGCACTGTTATTAATGATATTTCATTTTTATCATTTTTATAATGTTCATCGGTATGTTTTGCAAAATGATCTCCACTGGTATATTTTAAAAATCTAAATCTTGGATTAATTTCACAGAATGTCATATCTTTATAATTATTTGGAATAATATGAGCTATTCTTTTATACAATATTTTTGCAAAATTAATATCATCAACTATACATCTTAATGATTTTCTAATTTCTAAAAAAAAATGTTCTTTTTTATATTTATCAATATATGAACTTGCTTGAACATATCCAATCTTTTCTGAATAAATAATTAAATTATTACATTCTTCGTAAGAAAACACATTATTTATTAATGATAATAAATTATTGTCACAATTTATTTTTTCACATATTAAATAATTATAGTTTTTATTTTTTTGTTTTTTTTCACCTATAATAATATCCATATTTATATTATTATAATTATATCTTTAATTAATTAAAAAGATAATAATATTAATTAAATAAAAAATTGAAATAAAATTTATTTAATTGTAATATAACATATTGCAATTAACTCAACCAAAAATGGAAACAATTCAAAACGAAACTATTAAAATATATAACTGTTGTGTATTCCCTAGATATACTCAATATTATATAGAAGTTCATTTGATTGCCGCAAATGAAACTGAAGCTAAAAAAAAATTTATTTCAAAATGTTTAGAAAATTATAGTGAAATAATTAAAACTATTGATTTTAAACAATTTTATGATGAAAGTGACTTTGATTATAACTATAGAAATAATATTAAAGATGAAGATTTACCACTTAATTTTCCTAAAGACAGCACTACAGAATTTGAAAAATACCTAAATGACGATTGTGTAATTGAGTGTTTGAATGATTGTAGTTTTGAAATAATAAATCGGTATGACTAATGGTTATTTATCGGGTATTATTTGAAATTGACGCGGAAATAAATGATTATCTAATTTAAATGTATAACTTCTTGAATTAGGATAACAAGATGTGCCAACTTTGTATTCATTAATTTTGTAATAAATTGTTCTTCTCTCATCATAATTAAATGTTTCTAAAATATTTTTTCCCAGTTCCAGAATAGTTTCTTCATCTGGTGGAAGAGAACAATAAAATATTAACATACCAGTTGTAGGTGTTATACCTTTTGGATTAACATAATTTGTAGAACATTTTATAGAATATACTCCATTTAATTTACCTTCTCTAAAAGATTTTACAGCAAGTTTCCAAATCTCATTCATTAATGATTTATCATTAAAATATAGTGCCCACATACCATCAACATCTTCTCTTCTCGCACGTAAAAATTCTATTACATTATTAACAACCGGTTTTATTGTTTTTTCCACCAACCAAGGTTCATCATAAACTTCCAAAGGTAATAAATCCATTTTATTGTTGTTATTTATAATTTATATATGTATATTACTAATAGGAATATAAGTCAATTTTTTTTATTATTATTATAATATATTTTTATGTTATTATATTAAGTATTAGTAATGTCTAAACATAAAAGTGAAGATTATAAATTATCTGCGGTGTATAATCCGCGTTTTTTTATTTTTTTCGTTTTAACATTTCTGTTTTGTTATGTCCTTAACTTGACACCTTGTACTATTAAAAAATATAGAGGTACCACATATACTATCTGATGGATTTGGATTAAATGAATCAAATGTTTCAGTCCTAAATAACATTTCATGTGGATTTGGTTGTGATTTAGGTTGAAATTTATATGTATATAAATCACTATTTGAATTAGGAACATATGTTGCTTGACTACATTTTTGCAGAGCATAAATTTGATTTCTTAATTCGGATTCAGTATTAATATTTGATGCAAAACCTGACCATGGTGATTGCGTGTTTCCTGGGTTAAATACTTGATGAACATTATATGTTGGTAATTGTGCGAATGGAACATTTATCGGTTTTCGAGGGTCTACAATAGGAAAATAAGAATACTTTGTCATTACCGGTCTCACATCTAAATATGGTTGTAGTAGCTGCGATGGAATATTTCTATCATATATACGATTATTTGTTTGTCTATGAATTTCCGATACAGGTTCTTGAGCCATTTGATATATTTATATATTATTATTTTTTATAAAAAGCTTAAAGCCTAAACCATTATTTTAATATTATATGTGTGGAATTTTTGCTTTACTAAATTCAAATGTTCATTCACAAATTAATATGGATATGATTGCAGAAGTATTTCAAAGAGGTAAAAACAGAGGCCCAGAAACTTCTAAATTAGTTTCATATTCAAATCAAGAGATAGTTTTAGGTTTTCATCGGTTAGCTATCAATGGATTAAATGAAGAATCTAACCAACCACTTATTTTAAATGGAGTAGAGTTGATATGTAATGGAGAAATATATAATTATAAGAATTTATATAAATCTATGAATGTTACACCTGATACTGATTCAGATTGCGAAGTTATTATTCATTTATATTTAAAATATGGTATCGAGCAAACATTAGTTATGCTTGATGGTGAATTTGCGTTTATTCTATATGACAGGAATCAAAATAAAATATATGCCGCAAGGGATCCATATGGTGTAAGACCGTTATATAAACTCGTGAATACCAATTGTCAAGTTACTTATATAGAAGGTTTCGCTTCTGAACTTAAAATGCTTGAACCATTTTATAATTTGGACCCTAAAAAATCTTATGTAAATCAGTTTCAACCAGGTACTTATTCTGTCTTTATATATAACTCTGATAAACAGTGGGTCTCTTCTATAAATAATTTGGCTTATTTTATTCCTACATTTCCTAATAGTGAAATTGTAAATATTTCACATATAACAACTACAAAAGAATACAAGGATGTATTATATTCCAGAATTACATGTGCATTATCTGGTGCTGTTCTTAAACGTTGCCAAACTACTGAACGCCCAGTTGCATGTTTATTGAGTGGAGGACTTGATAGTAGTTTAGTGGCTGCTCTGGTTAGCGAATATTTCAAAACATTTAAAAGTGCACAAGAACGTCTTGAAACTTATAGTATTGGACTTGAAAATTCCGAAGACATTAAATATGCTCGAATAGTAGCTGATTATATTGGGTCGAAACATACTGAAATTATTGTTACTGAAAAACAAATGTTTGATGCTATTCCAGAAGTGATTAAGGCCATTGAAAGTTATGATACAACTACAGTAAGAGCAAGTATTGGGAATTATTTAATCGGAAAATATATTGCTGCTAATTCTCAGGCAAAGGTGATTTTTAATGGTGACGGTTCGGATGAATTGTTTGGTGGTTATTTATATATGAACAAATGTCCTGATGATATTGAGTTTGATAAGGAAACGCGCCGATTATTAAAAGATATTCATATATTTGATGTTTTACGATGTGACAAATCCATTTCATCGAACGGGCTAGAACCGCGTACAGCATTTTTAGACAGGAACTTTGTCAATATTGTTTTATCCATCCATCCATATTTTCGTAATCATAAAAATTATTTTCAACAATTAGAAAAATATTTGTTACGTAATAGCTTTAAAAAAGAATTTTATACAGATTGTCTTGGCAGACAAATTTTGCCAGATGAAATATTATGGAGAAGAAAAGAAGCATTTAGTGATGGGGTCAGTTCACATGGGCGTTCATTATTTACTATTTTACAAGAATTTATAGCTAAACATTACGACGAAATAGATAAACCATGTATCGAGTTAGAAAAAAAATATTACAAGGAAATTTTTGACAAAGAGTTCCCCAATTGCGCACATATTTTGCCTTATTTTTGGATGCCAAAATATACTAATGCAAGCGATCCTAGTGCTAGAACTTTAGATGTATATAAATAATATAATATATAATTAATTATAATATAATTAAATTTAATTATATATTTACTTGTAAATGTAGACCTTTTATCTCGTATTAATATATGATTAAATCACAACTCCATCGATTGCAGGAAATATTATTTAATATTTTTATTGTCGTGTCTTATTCTTTAATTATTCTCTCTTTTCTTGGTTTATCCCAGTCCGCGGAAAAATATTTACAATCTATCGATTATTATGTTAGAATATATATTTGTTTATTTTTAATATGGAGATTTAATCCTTTTAGAAGTAGTTATGAATTCACTGATTTAGACCGTAAAATAGCATTTAGTGGTGGTTTATTAATCTTAACAACAACAGCATTAAATGAATATTTAACTGATATTAAGAATGTTATTAAACAAACCTTTTAAGAGTTTTATTTTTTTTGTTACTTCTATTTTTAATAGTTCTATTTTTTGTAGAATGATTGAAAAATGTCTGTAAATGTGAGATTATATGTTTTCCAAGTACCTTGTCGACTTCATATTCTTTTTCATCCTTAGCAATAACAATGTATTTATATAATTTTATATGTTCAATCATAAAGCTATCGAAATCAGTTTCACCTTCCAATATTTTTTTACCTATTTCTGATCCTGAAAAGGTATTTAACATATATTCGAATGATAAGTCATGATAATAAGGTTTAATATTTATATAATAGATGTTATTGTGTGCCATATCTGGAAAAAAAGTATCATCCATAAAACAAATTTCGGCGTCAATTGGTATTTTAGTGCATTTAATTAAATCTTTATGTGTTTTATCTTGACTTGTTCTACATATTTCTATACGTTTACCATTTATTTTAAATGCCGCTATAATCTGATCTATTAATTTGTAATTAATTTTGTTTTCAAAATATTTTATGATATGCTGTGCCCATTCACGAGGACCACTATTATTCGTATAAATCATCATTTTATGACAACAGTTTGATTTTTTTTTCGTCTTTAAGTATGTTAAAATATTTATTATATTTGGTCTAAGAAATTCTGGAAATAAATCAAGTATCTGATTAAAGTCGCTCTGGGTTAGTTCATTTTTATTTTTAATTTTCAAATAATTTGATAAACTATCCCAAAATATGCTATATTGAGTAAAATAGCCAAGTGTTTCATCTAAATCAAATACTACTACTTTCATTACTAATATATATTGAGAAATTAATTCTTATTATCCGTAGTATAGTATTGTGTAGTATAATGTAAATTAATTATTTTAAATTAAATAATATTTCAAAAGATAATTTTAATTATTTTATTTGTAAAATATATACATCCATGTCCGAACTTACAAATAATGATTATAAGAAAATTTTAGAATTTTATAATAAACCGATACCTAAATCGAAACGCTTGTTAAGACTACAAGCGGAAAAACTACTCGTCAGCAAATTATGCCGTTGTATCAAACGAGTGGACAAAGAAAATGAAGCTCGTGCAATTGGTATATGTACAAAATCAATCATTAATAGTAAGGGGCTTGTACGTGGAAAATTCACATGTAAAAAAAAGCAGGAAATTAATCTGAAAAAGAAAAATAATATGACAAGAAAAAATAGAAAATAATTATATCAAAATATAATTATATCAAATTATAATAAGATGAAATATGTTGATATAATTATTATTGGAAGTGGTATGTCTGGACTATACAGTGCATTTCACATTAAACAGTTCTCTCCAGGTACTTCTTTTTTAATTTTAGAAAAACATAAAAAAACATGGATTGGTGGTAGAACCAGTAATGAAATGTTTTACGGAACTGAAATTGTTACTGGTGCAGGAATTGGAAGAAAATCTAAAGACAAATTATTGCATAAATTGCTCACCTACTTTAAATTAACTTCACCAGAATATATTGTTAACCCACATAAGTCTAAGCTAGTACATTCTGTGGATATTAATAAAGTTATGGATCATTTAAGAAAAGAATATAAAACATTTGATAAAGATAGACCTGTAACATTTAAGCAGTTTGCCACTAAAATTCTTGGAGAGAAAAATTATAATAATTTCATTATTTCTGCTGGTTATACTGACTATGAAAATGAAGATGCATTTGAAACATTATACTATTATGGAATGGAAGATAATGCTTGCTGTTGGAAAGCTTTTTATGTTCCTTGGCGAAAACTTGTGTTGAAATTATACCAACATATTGGGGCTGAACATTTTCATTTTTCTTCTAAAGTAGTTGGTATTACTAAGACACAGGAGAACCCTTGTAAATTTTTAATTGAAACTGAAAATGGGACCAAATATGTGTGCAATAAGGTGATTGTTGCATCCACTATCGATACAGTGAGAAAGTTGCTACCAAGTCATTCTATTTATAATGATATTGAAGGTCAACCTTTTTTGCGTTTATACGCAAAATTCACCAAAAGTTCGATCCCTATTTTAAAAGAATATATAAAAGGGTTTACATTTGTACCTGGACCTTTACAGCGAATTATTCCTATGGATCCTGATAATGGAGTTTATATGATTGCTTATAATGATAATAATAATGCAATTGCACTTAAAAATAATCTACAAAATACGCAATCTAATAGAGAGTTATATGAAAGACTTTTAGAAATGTCTTTAGGTATGCCTGAAAACTCACTTCATATTATTGCTATCAAGGATTATTACTGGCCTATTGGTACACATTATTACAAACCGTTAAATAAAGAGTTATATAAATCTAGGGAAGAATTTATATATAAATCTCAACATCCAGAGCAAGGTATTTTGGTTGTAGGTGAATGCGTGTCACGGTCACAAGGGTGGACACTCGGGTCATTAGAGAGCGTAAAAGCTGTTGTTACTAAACAATGGGTTAAAAAAGAGTGTTAGATAAATTGAAAAGAAAATTATATAATATTTATATTACATATTATATTCTAGAATTCCGGGCATATTGTATTTATCTTTTATAAAATCATCTACTATTTCAAAACAACCTTCAACCCAACCTTGATTTAAAGTAATATCATTATTTAAATAATAAATATTATCATTTATATTAACTAAATTATTAATTATTGAATTAGTTGATTGTTCAAAATTACCAGATTTCCACAAAGTCATTCCGTTTTTCCAATAAGTCCAAGAAATACCATCCGGAAATGGTATATCTATATTATAATTTTGAAAAAATTGCTTTAACATATCAATTAATGTATTTACCATATTAATTGTTTGATCATTCACCGGAATAAAATCAATTTGGTTTTCATATGGAATAAAATTAGACCAAAATAATCCCTGATTTGCTGCTGCATATATCATTAAAGTATTATTGTTGTAAAACCATAACTGACCTAGATTTAAATCAGTTGTACATCTTCCACCAAAAAATCCAAGTTGGTTCCACCAATTATTTTTATAATGTAAAAAAACCTTAAACAGAACAAACTCTCTTATATTTTTAGATATAGAATAAGTAAAATTATTACTAAATCCTTGAATATTAGATATAACATTAGTTGGTGTGCATATATATAATTTTTTTGTAGTAATTTTAAAGTTTTCTTTACTATTTATGTCAGAAGCGTAAACTAAAACTTTATTGTTATTACTTTCTGTAAATTTATAAAAGTTAGTATTATTAATAATTAAATTATTGTTATTTGATTTATTAGAAGATAATTCATTAAATGATATATTTTTAAAATTATTCATTAGTTTAATAGGTATTTGCTGATATCCGTGTTTAACAAAATGTTGTTGCTCAAATGGTTTTTTCGATTTGCTATTAAGGCTCATTTCTTCAATAGCGCAGCATAAAAATTGTTCATCTTCATCAAACATGTTTCCATATCCACTAATATCTAAATATCTTTCCCAATTTTCGCTCGAAATAGGAATAAGTCCATTGTTAGTTACCTCATATTTAAAATTACGTGACGTAAGACTAATGTAATCATATAGTTGTTTTTTATATTTAATCATATCTTTACTATCAATATTAAATCCTAATTTTTTAAATACATGAGTTATGTTTTCTTTAAGTATAGCTCCAACATCTTCATTTTTTTCATATTCTTTTAAATGATATACAGAATCCGTTTCAGGAAAAAGTTTGTCATTTCTAAAAGTACGTTGTCTTGCATAGAATAAATTATTATCACTAATAAATGGAACAAGTACCGTTTCTAAATTTAAGTCATTTACGATCTTATTAACACATGGATGTATATTTGGAAAAAATCTCATTCCACCATGTTCATCTGCTATTTCTAATGGATTTTCAACTGAATTAGATTTATGATTTACTGATAATAGTCTACCTCCAATATGATCATTTTTTTCTAGAACAAGTATTTTTTTATCTGGAAATTGATTAGATAATCTGTTTGAAAGATATGCTCCAGTAACACCAGCACCTATAATAACCATATCATATTCTTGCTGAATATTTGTAATTTGATATAAATTTTGATAAATATAGAAAAAAGAAAAAATTAAAATTATGAAAAGTATGAAAAGTATAAAAATCATTAAATAATCATTTTTTTTCATAATATTTTATTATAAATATTATAAATATTATAAATATAATACTTTTATAAAATATACCATTATTGGTTTATTTCAGTTACTTAAATAAATAATACAAATGATATCCGATTGATGCAAACCCTAACATTAATAATATTTCAAAGAATTTTCTGGTAGTCTTCTCTCCATTATATCCAATATATATTATTAAAGGACCTACAATAAACACGTGGATCAAGTTAACCCAAATACTTTTACCTATATCTAGATATCCAAATATTTTGTATAAATGGTAAAAAATAATAAAAAATCCTAAAAATAACAGTATATTAAATAACGGTTTGTATATTTTATCTCTATTTATACCAACATAAACAAATAAGGATCCAACGATTAACACATGAAATAAATGAACAAATGCGTCGTAATCCATTATATAAATAAATTATATTATTTTCTATAATTATTTTATGAATAGTTTTAAGTACGAAAATACAGAAACAACAGTTCTACAAAAAGGAGGTAAAATTGTGCGTAATGTAACTATTAAGAAAGGTAGAGGTTATAAAAGTATTACAAAATATCAAAATGGTAAAAAAATTTCTAGTGTAAAAAAACCAATACATAAGAGTGATATTGAGTTAATTAAAAAGGGCAAATTCATACCTGGACTATTTGAAGATTGTAAAAATTGCAAAACAAAAAAGAGAAAAGCAGGCGGATTCGATATAGAAATGGGACCTGAAATTAAACCGATTAAACCGTATCCTGTCCCTCCAGATCCACAGAGATTTACACCCTTGAAGATTTAAAACCGCACCCCTAACTATTTTAATATTTTTCTCAAAATAATATAGATGACTAAACATAAGACAGAAGATTATAAAATTTCTGCCGTTAAATATTACTTAAATAATGATAAAGGAGATGGATATAAGAAAACTTGTAAAATATTTAATTGTAAAAAATCCACTTTACGAGATTGGATTAAACGATACAATACTTATAAAAATCTAACAAGAAGAAATAGAAAACCTATTTCTTACAAAATTACTAAACCACAAGTGAAAACTGCGTTGGAATTGTTGAAACAAAACGAACAACTTACTATGAATGAATTAGTGATTGATATGAAAAAGAAATATCCTACATTTGATATTACACCTCAACATTTAGGACAAGTAATAAGAGATAATAATAAAACAAGAAAAAGAACAAGACACGAGCATTTTCCAAAAGAAAGATATAAAAAACCAATAGAAAAACAAACTGAACTGAATAAATTTTATAGTAGGGTTAAACAATTTCCTATGAATAAAATTATTTGTTTAGATGAAACGAGTGTTGGTTCTGCCTTAAAACCAACATATAGTAGATGTGAATTAGGTAGAAGATGTGTAATAAAAACTTCTAATCAATTTGTGTTTCGTAAATTTACATTATTAGTAGCAATAAGTAATTCAAAATGTGTTGGAAAAGAATTATATGAAAAAGGTGGTATGACAAAAGAACGATTATTAGAATTTTTAGAAAAAAATGTATTTTCAAAATACAAAGACCATCTTATTATTTTGGATAACGCAGGAAGTCATAACAACGAATTAATTAAAAATGCTATAACAAAAAGTGGAAATCATTATTTATTTGCTGTTCCTTATACACCAAAAACTGATGCGATAGAACAATACTTTAATCAAATAAAAACATATTTGAAAAAAGATAGAAATGTTGAGAATTTTCAACAATTAGAAAAGAATGTAGAAAAAGCAATTAACAAAGTAAAACCAGAAAATTATAAAAACTATTTTGAATATGCTTATAATTTGAAAGAAGGGTATGAACTAAAAAGGACACCATCTACCAGACGAAGAAAATTAAAAATTTATAAATAACATACTTAAAATTTATTTATTATTTTAAGTATATTGTAATGCGTCTCAAAAGTGAATTATACAAAAAAGAGCAGGAAGAAATAGTTAATAAAATTATAACTATTTTGGATTTAGAAAATAAAACAGAATATACACTTTATGAATTAGATAAAAATGAAGAAATCAAAAAACAAATAATGACACTTATACCAGAAATAAGAAAGTATTATAGTTTTAATGGAATAAAAGCAGTTGGAGAACCAAATAAAATAAAAAGACCTTGGTTGTCAATAATAAAACATCTTATTAAAAAAAAATATAATATG